ATAACTATTCATAACTATTCATAACTATTCATAACTATATTTATCGACCTTTTTCTTTTCAATATCAGTTCGGATATCATAAATCAAGAATGCTGTAATAATACCAATTAATATGGTAATTTCTCCAAATAAATCCTTTTTCATGATAGTTCTGAAAATCGTCATAAGCAACTGAGCGGCAAACGATACAATTACGGTTGTGTTCTTCGTTTTAAAGTGTTTAGGTATTTCTGTACTTGAAAAAATATCCGGAGTTTTCATGACAGTTAATAGATAAAGTACCATCTGTCCGATAATAATAAAGATGTCAAAACTATTGTAAATCGATATAAATAATTTTTTAATAATCGTAATTATACTCCTGGTTTCCTTGAAAATATTGGATAATTCTTTAGCAATTCTTAGTATGTTACCGATAAAGACCAATCCTATAATCGCTAAAAATCCAACTATAAACCCAAATAATAGGTTTTTTACTTTAAAACCAACGGCAATTGTTCCGATGGTTGCTGCTATCGTTAATGCAATCAAAAATGCTCCAAATTTATTCATGTTATTATATATTTGTTAGATAATTTCTTATAGTAAGAACCTGAGAAAATAATATATATTAAATTTATAAATATGCTTCATCCGATAATTAAATCTCAAAACAATTATGTAATGAGTAAACAAGTAATCTCAATACACGGCGTAGATAAAGATATCTCAAAATGGCCCCAAAACAATGAATTCGAGATCACTCTTCCACATCCAATACAAAATGTAAGTTACATCAAAATAAAGGATGTTATATTACCAAATTTTTTACACAATATAAGTGAAAACAAAGAAAATTCAAAAATTCGAATTCAGTATGCAAATCCAACATTTGGTGCTGCTACTAATATCTCCTTACATACTGGTGATACAATAGAAGATATTCAAATCCCCGATGGTTACTACACTCCAGTAAAATTAGCAAGTGTTCTTCAAAATAAAATTAATCGCGCGGTATATAATAAATTTGATGTCGAACCATTTAAAGTGGTATATAATATCATGACTAATAAGATTACAGTAGGTGTGACAGAAGGCAACTTTAAATTAATTTTAACACACGAACATAAATATAATACTCAAAAATGCATTAGCAAACCAAAAATATCCAATTATATAGATTGGGGATTGGGTTCAATTATGGGATTTGAAAAACAAGATTATACTGGAACACCTGTCGATATTTCTACATCGGACCGTTATACCCAATTAAAGACGGGATTGACGATGGACCACGATGATACCGCATGGTTAATACCATCCGTAGAACAAAACGCATCAAATAGTACCGTATCTTACATAGAGTCATCTCATTCTGTAAATACAAACAAGTACGATACAATGTATATTGAATTAGATCAGCACAACTATATAAGTGAAATCCAACCATATTCAAATAATACAAGTAGTAGTTACAACAACGATTTGGTATTCAAAAACAATAGTGCTTTTGCTAAAGTATCACTTGTTAAAAATAATGTATTTCAAGCATCGATGGTGGCACATCAATTATTCCATATGCTATCATTTAATGCTGTAGAAATAATTAGTAATTCTCACAATTATAATCCACCCATTAAATCGTTGAATAAATTAAAATTTAAGTTTAGACATCATGATGGTACAATGGCAGAATTTGATAAAGTATCACCATCGCTTACTTTAGAAATAGGTTGTTTATTGGAAGAACATAGACATCATGGAACCATACGAAATCAATTTTGAATACAATAGTTAAAATCCTAATAAATTCCTAAATATAAATTTAAACGCATTTAATTTAGGATAGCAATAATTTTAACTGGAGTTCTCGTTTAAAATAAAATATATTAATTAAATAATATATTTTAATAAATGAACTTAAAAAGAAGTGGTAATAGTAGAATATAAGATGCCAAAGAAAGTATCCAAGAAGAAAGCCTCCACTACTGCTCCTGCTTCTGTAAAAGCAGCCGCTAAATCAGCAACTGCCGCTAAATCAGTTGCCTCTAAATCCGTTGCCTCCAAAACTGTCGCCAAAAAGGCGGCCGTTGTCGAGGCCAAGCCTGAAACGGTAGAAGTCCCATCTCTATCGGACCAATTTGCTGATTTGCTATCTCAGCTATCTGCTTTGCGAACTCAGTTGTCTGCTGTAACCACTCAGGCACGTGTTCTTTCTAAGCGTTCCGAACGTGAATTGAAGCAAGCCCTAAAGGCTAGTAAGAAGAAGAAGAAGTCTGGTAGTAAGGAACCTAGTGGGTTCACTAAGCCAGCACAAATCAGTTCCGAACTCGCCACTTTCCTTGGAAAGGCACAAGGAACTGAAATGGCCCGTACTGAAGTAACTAAGGAACTTCAAAAGTATATCCTTAGTCACAATCTTCAAGATCCAGCCAACCGTCGCAACATCAATCCTGATGCTAAGTTGCGCAAACTATTGGGAATGAAGAAGTCGGACAGCCTTACTTACTTTAATCTCCAAAAGTGGATGAAGCCTCATTTTAAGACTAACAGTAACACACTAGCCGGTACTCAAAGTGCTTAATTTTCACCACTAGTAAATTAAAAATAATATTTATTCATTATAAATATTATTAATATGTATTAACAAGATTGGACTAATTGTGAAGTTGATGGTGGATAAACAAAGTTGTCTTGTTCCAACAACTGATGAAGTGACTCGTTATTTATGTAATTTTCTATAATCTTAGATTCATCAAACACCGTATCGTCTGTATTATATAATTCGAACACGTTTTGCAGACGTTTAATTTCTTGTTTATTCATAAATTCTCTAGCCATTATAAAATCTATGAATCTCGTATTATTGGACGATCTATATGTAAGAGGGTAATTATCTCGTTTGTATTGATACTCTTTGTATAATTTATAGTACTCAAACACCGTTTTGCTTTCTGTATTGTAATCATTTTGAGACAAAACACACATCCATTTAAAATCCTCGAAATTCATGTTTAAATAATGTAAAACCAAATTTAAATCGTATTTTAAGCACGTTTCGTTAACGATGTCTAAATTTCTATAGACATACCTAGATTTATACACAAACATATCCATATCGTCTGATAAACAACCGTCCTTGCATATACTATTTACCAAATTACCACAAATATGGTCTGCTTCACCCGATGCTTCATAATATTTCATACCATAGTTTTTTAACAAGGTTTTAACACGTTCGATATCTTCCTTTTTAACCCGTGTAAATGATTTTTTCAGTTCGAACAATTGATTTTTGTTTGATTTTATATACTCTGCCGAACAGTTGTCTATGATGTCATAATATTTTTGCTTGGCAATATATTTTTGTTCGTTTCGATTGATAATAGTTGCTGTTTTATTTTGAGAAGGTCTTCCATCAAATATAAATATTGCATTTATGTTATAAAGGTTGAGTATACTACATAATTTGTATATATTTGTTAAAAGCATATTTTGAGACTTATACTTATACATGTAGATACTTATATCGATTACAATTGATTTGTTTTTTAATTCATTAAGATGTATAATCTTAACCGCCTTTGTAGCATATTGTTTCATTAATTTATTAAGTAATTTGATTCCCATTTTGAATAGTAGTTTTTATTATATTTATTGAAACAAATTATTACTATTAATTCGTTTCAATTTATTCTTATTAAGATCTATTTTTACGCGTTTTTTGTTTTTTACTTTTTTTGTTTTTACTTTTTTTGTTTTTTACTTTTTTTGCTTTTACTTTTTTTGCCACTACTTTTTTGTTGTTGTCGCTTTACTGTTTTTCCATGTCGGCGCGTTTTTATTTTATTAGACGTATCAAACATTTTATCCATATGCCATTTCATCAATTCATCGGGGTCTCCAGTCCATCGTCCTTCGTATTTACCAGACATTCGTTGTTCCTTAACATTAGGATGTTTTGAAATAGGTCCAGTGGCAGATAAAACAGCAACAGCAGTTAACAACGATGCCATCGCATTTCCAATTTTACCGCTGCGAAGTTGTTTTTTTGATTTAGACAATAGTTTTGTACCGTGACTCATAGATACAACCGGTGTTTTTCTAGCATTGCTTCTTACAATATTTTTGCTTAATTCTTCTTCCATCTGTAATTTTTTGAGATAACGATGGTTTTTCCTTGTATGACGCGATTTTTTAACCTTTGTTTGCGATTTTCTTGTCTTCGATTTGGATTTAGATGATTTTTTACTTTTATAGTTAGAATACATAAATAATGTATATAGTAAATAATATATATATAATAAATATATTATTTATCTAGACCCGGGACAACTAAACAGAGTTTAATGTCATTTGGGTTGTATTTAATAATTTCTGTATAGTTTTATCCATTTTATTTAAAGAAGAATAATATTCGCTGTACTTTTGTAGTGTTTTTTTTACCTCGTCGGTTTTGTAGTATTTGCGAATTAAATTTAAGAAATTACGAAGCGTCTGTGGTGTTTTATCAAAATTTAATAAAGAAGTATTGTTTTTCTTAAAAAAATCAATAGTAGAATTATTGTAAAATAAGAGCAACCCTTTTATAACATAGTAACAAAATACGTTTGAATCTTCTTTGTATAGATTTTCCTTTATATGGTTATCAACGTTATCGTCTATTAGTATATTATAATTAAGACCCATATGGTTTAATACCTTTGTAATTTGTAACATGGAAAACATTTGTTCTGTCGTCAAACACACCTTATAAAAACTTAAACACTCTGACTTATTTGATTTATTTTCCAGCATCATAAAAGAATACAATAAACAGTTTAAATTTGTAGCCCACCATTCATTATAACTCTCGCTTAACAAATAATCACTTTTAATGCAAAATAACGTTTTCAAAAAAGACTTGACATTTATATCACTGTGTAATTCCATAAAATCCAAACACAAACTATGAAATAGTTCGTGAATCAAACATTTCAACCATTCCTCCTTTCTAAAAATCAAAATTTCACCGTCAACGCTACATCTATATGTTACTGCTGAATTCACGTGCTCTTTATTTAAAACACACATATTACTTAATGGCAACGTTTTTTCCTTGTCTGTAAGGTATAAAAATATATTAACTGTCTTCATCTTAGTTATGTTAGCATAACTTAATAGTAAATCTATCATTGCTAATACATGATGTATTGTATACTTATGTATCGTATTGCCCGGTGTTAAATTATTTAAATTAATAGTTACTTTAATATTTCTAAGAACACAATTGTATACTATAACGCGTTTTGTATGTTTATTCACAATATCGTTGAAATTATCAACGCAAAAACGACTATCGAATAAACTCGATCTAGGTATATCCTTTTTGTTATTACACTGTATTGTGTTAACTGATATTTTACGATTTTTCGACATTTTTTTTATTTTCTTATACGATCTATGTAACCCTTTGTATAAGTTTCCAATCACTTTTTTCTCAACAGAGTCCTTATTGGCTGTATTTGGAATATGTAAAAAATCAATATTATTTAATAATGTATTTATTATTTTTTCATTTGTACTCATTTATACTATAAATATAAATAATTATATTTAACTTAATTATTTATATTTAAATAGGTAGTAAATCGCTTAACACGATTAATTTATTCTTGTCCTTGTTTTTGTAAGCGTTTTCTTATTTTCATCGTGTCGTAAAAGATAATAGAACCTCCTCGAGAAAAGTGTACCAATTTTGCGTCTTTTGTCAACAACAACATCTTTTTAAGTCCTGTATTTTGGTTGTATTTCGCCAGTTGTCCGTTATACATTACGTCTTCGTTTTTACGATTCATCATAAATCCTTCATCCATTTTAATATCGGACGGACGGAATTTCTTTTTATTAACTTTTCCTGTTTTGCCTCCTGCCCCTTTGGCGGCGATAGGATCGGTCGATATATCAGACTTACTCTCCATTGTAAATAATTTGTAAAAGTCTAAATTGTTTTTCTTGAATTTATTAGCATGATAATAATGTTCTACACTAGCCCAACTATAACCATCCAATTTAAATAATGCTACTACTTTATTGTTTTTGTTTTTCTTATGATAGAAGTTAGACAACTGATGTCTCCAATTCTTAACATTTTTCAATTCGTCGAATTCAGTCATCATTTTGGGAGAGATATTTTCACCACTTCCTTTTCCTGGAGCAACATCCTTTGATTTACTGTAGAATTGAAATATTACACTATCGTCAAACAATTCACCTTCATCCTCTACACCTGTAGATGGTGTCATCTCAGCCTCATTATCCGAATCAATCTCTTCCATTCCAACATCGCCCTGTTGCTTCATGGTAACCGGTACACCCATATAAGTTTGAAATTTTGGAATGTAATTATAAATCGTCTTTCCCTTTGACATTGCACATTGTTCAATCAAATCTTCACGTAATTTATAAGGAAGTTGGTGAAACAACATAGCACCCTTACCCTTGTATTTAATCAATTTGTAATGGTCGCCTGTATGGTCTATTATAATGTAGTGTTTGGGATTAAAATAACCCTTTTCTTCTATTTCCTTAAGAGTAAAATCACCGCAAGTTACTACTCTTTCTTTTAACCCCATCTTATAGTACTCACTGCTTAATACAATCAACTTTATATTCATAATAAATTCGATTCGTGTAATAGAAGCAGCATCCGCCCAAAACTTACATGTATTTATCATTTTCTTCAAATCGTCTAATGTATCGATATCTTCCATAAAGTTGAATTCTAAAATATTCTCTTCAGCTACTTTTTTGTCTTCCTTGTATTTCTTAAATATAGGTTTAATCGATTCAAAATCCGTTTTGATTTGTACTGCTTTGTCTTTCAAGATTAGTTTATTGTCTCTGTCTTTTTCCTGTTTTGCTTTAGTTGTTATTTTCTTATATTCATTTGCAAGGTCGATGTGTCTTTTTTTAATTTCTAACATTTTATCGTCCGTTTCATCAATCTCTTTTCTAAGCAAATCATAATTTTCCTTATACGTTTTAAACTGTTCTAGAGTAGTAGATTCACTCAATAATTTCCTAATTTCTGGAACCGTTATGGATATATTGTTGTGTTTTAATCCATCGCGGATAGTAGCAAATAAACAGTCACCACCTCCTTCGTTGTCTAAAAGACTGTACTGATTGTTTTTGTAAAATTCTTCAATCCATGAAGTATTTGTACTATTTTTAAATATTTTCACGTGTTCGTTGTTGTCTTCTTTGGTTTCTTCTAATTCAAGGTATGCTTCATCATCGTCCTCGTACATAAATGGTATCATTTCGTCGGTATTCTCTTTTGTAACACGTTGTTCTTCTTCGTCCGTATCATCTTCTGACTCAGAACTTGACACATCGTTTAATAGTTCATATTTATCCATCGTATCATGGATGTACTCCTTTGTCACAGATTCAAATAGCAATGGACCATCTAAATAAGCGATGTCTAGGTCATTATCCTCATCCAATAACGAAGTGTAATCTTCGGCTAGAAATTCATATATACCTATTTTAATTTGAACGTTTTCATTTAAAATCAAATAAACAGGTGCAAAATAAATATCATTGTATAAGGATGTATTTACCTTACCAAGGGAAACAAGAACATCTCTATCAAATAAATTAATTCTAAATATAGAGACCTCTGTTTTTTTATCGTGTTTATCTACGGATTTATCTTCCTTAAATTTAACATTCTGAACTATATTGGATACTACCATTATAATTTAAATTAATATTTTATTTATATATTAATTTAAAATATCAATTTAACATATCAATTTATCTTTTAATAATAAATGTTGACAAATACTCATCGTTTCGAAGTTCTTCCAAATAAAACCACATTAATTTACGTTGTTCTACCATAAAATGATTTTCAGGATTCATTTCAAATTCAACAATATCATCAATTGTATCACTTTTATTTTTCTTTCTTGTAGGTAGTTTATAATATTTCATAATATGAAGTAGATCTTTTTTAAGATAATTTATTTCGTAATCCATCTTTAAACATAATATATCGTTGTCATCATACTCCATATACTCATCTATCATATCTTGTTCTTCTTGTTCTTCTTCAGTATCTATTATTTCTTCATATAGGTGGTCTACTATTTTTTCAATTTCTTCAAAGCAGACGCTTCTTAGTTTTTCATTTTCTCCCTCAATTATATTACACTTCATTAAATAAAATTATCAATTGTTTTTAATATTTTTATTTTAATACATAACTACAAATATTCATCTACAAAATCACAGCATTTAAATACTATTTTTTGAGTAAGACCGGTGTGATTTTTAGCATTCATATTTGAAATTTCTTCTATTTTGGCATTTAACTTTAATTCACACAAACAACCGTTGTCGTAAGTTGCAAAAATTAAAATATTATTAATTACTTCATTCAACTCGTGGATTTTATTTTGGTCGTTTAGATAATTGTCGAATTTGGCTAACAAATTAATTACAATATCTTTAATAATACTGTAATCTATAAGTTTTTCTATCATAATAAATGTTAGAAACTTACTAAATGCCTGGCGGTTTTCATTTATTTTATTATAACTACAAAAATCGTTGTAATTTTCATCTGGATCCACATATTTAATTTCGCGGAATAGTTCGGTGTACGTTTCTATGTCTACTTGATATACTTCACTTAAATTATATTTTATAGACAAATCCTTATAGAGCTTAGCATAAATTTCAGACCAGAAAAAGTTTGTTTTACCTATATCAAAAATACATGTTACTACTTCTTTTAACATTTCCTTATCTTCTACATCATTGTTAATTAAATCAATGATTTCTATTTTAATAATATCATAATTATCTTTGGTAAGTTTATTTAAATTACTTCTAATTTTATCGATTATAATATTTGTATCATCTTGGTTTTTCACCAATTTTGTTATTTTAAACGATCTTATTTCATTCCAGTTGGATTGGTCGTTTTTATCCTGTTTTTTATTGTATTTATGTTTTTTTTTAAAAATAGGCGTCTTTTGGTAGTTTGGGGCACCAACACGACGTGCTAAGTTATTTATAAGGGATATAGTATTCTCATTTATCTCTTCAATATTGCCTTGTTTTTCAATCTGATAGAAAAAATCCAAGTCATACCGATTTAAATTATTTATAGGGGGCGATGATAGCGATGTTTGTATCATATTATAATAATGATTTCTATTATATTTAATATATTTTAACATATAATTTAATTTTACGACGGATTGGGTTGGGAACGGATTGGATTGGATTGGATATCCAAACAAATAAGTCTTACTTAAATAAACTTAAAAACATTCTTTGAATTAATAGTATTATGATGACAGAAAGCAATACTAGACCTAATAATAATAAATTATATGAAATTAGTGGATGGGAAGATGAAAATTTGCAGTTAAAGGCAAAACTTGTAAGGGGGATTTACTCTATGGGATTTGAAATCCCTAGTAGTATCCAAAAAACGGCATTGTATCCGATGATACATAATATACACAATAATAGACACCGTGATATTATAGCACAGGCTCAATCGGGTACTGGTAAAACAGGTGCTTTTTCGGTGGGAACACTTCAACTTATCGATGAAACAGTCGATGAAACACAAGCGCTTATTATTGCGCCAACGCATGAATTGGCCGCTCAGACAGCAGCAGTAATTAAACAATTGGGTACTTATTTAAAAATAAGGCCAATGTTATTGGTTGGAGGGACATCGGTTGATAAAAATAAAACCGATTTAAATGAAATCAAACCACACGTGGTGGTAGGAACGCCAGGAAGAATCCATGATATGATTCGAAGACGTTATCTTAAAGTTGATAAAATGAAACTGTTGGTTATTGATGAAGCAGATGAAATGATGTCGTCTGGTTTTAAAGATCAAATGTATAATATTTTTAGACATTTACACAATGATATTCAAGTTGCCTTATTTAGCGCTACTTATTCAGAAGAATTGGAGGAACTATCTAAAAGTTTTATGCATAATCCAACACAGATTAGAGTAAAGGCAGAGGAATTGACGTTGCAAGGTATCGCGCAATACTACATTAATTTATTGGATGACGTACAGAAATATGAAACCGTAAAGGACATATTCGAAAGTTTGACAATTTCACAGGCAATTATCTATTGTAATAGTACGCATCGAGTAGATGATTTATCCGAAGCAATGAAAACCGATAACTTTCCAGTTGAAAAAATCCATGGTAAAATGACAGAACAAGAGCGAAAAGATAATTATTCGAAATTTAAAAAGGGTTCATGTAGAGTGTTGATTACGTCTGATTTATTTGCTAGAGGTATAGACGTCCAACAAGTAAGTATTGTTATTAATTTTGACATCCCTAAAAACGAACATACATATTTACATAGAATCGGTCGTTCTGGTCGATGGGGGAGAAAAGGAATTGCAATTAATTTCCAGACTAGACAAGATAGTACCAAACTAAAACGATTTTCAGATTACTATCACACAGAAATTGTCGAAATGCCGTCTGACTTCACCGAACATTTAAAATCTACTTAATAATTTAAACATTAAACATTAAACATTTGCGTATTAATAATTTCATATTTATAGTTACTAATTATAAATATGTTTTTCACAAATAAAGAAGACGATGATGGAAATACCGAACAGAATAAATCAAATGAGTATAAATTAGCATTAAATCAATTCAAATTTCCAATAGATTATTGTAAAAAAGTACACACGATTGATACACACATACAGTCTGATTTAGAATTAGTAAAAAGTGACTCAGATAATAGTGATTCCATTTACAATAATTTAGTCAAAACAGAAACCGTAGTCGGTAAGGAAATATTGCCGGATTTTGCTAGTAAATTTTCAACAAATACCAAATACTTAAAAGATACACAACGCTTGTTAAAACATTCAAAGGATATGATGTTTGATAAACATGTTATTAATAATATGACTGATTTTTGGTTAAAAACTAAATCCAATAATAATTTTGTTGAAACGTACCAATACTTAGAATTTGAACGGTTTAGTTATTTGAATTATTCTACTGTATTTTTATCATGGTTGACTATTTTAAATCTATTATCACCACTTTTACAAGTATTGACACCTTTTTTACTTTTATTACTACCATTTTTATTAATGAGAACAGTTAGCAGCAATGAAAATATTTCATTTTCTAATTATTTCGAAGGACTGAAGTATGTATTAAGTAATAATTCGTTGGGTAAAATGGTTGTTAATTTTAATAGTGGAACCCTACAGCAAAAGTTCCAATGTGTTATGTTTGTTTCAATGTATTTTTACAATTTATATCAAAATATGATATCGTGTTACAAATTCTATAAATGTCAATTCGAAATACAAAAAAACTTATATTTAACAAAAGAATACTTAAATTACACAATACAATCGATTGATTATTTTAACAATAAAATTAAGACTTGTAAATTGAAGCAATACGGTTACAAAGGTTCCGATAAATTCATGCAGACATTACAGAAATACAGAGAAAAAACCGATAAATTGCATAAAAAGTTTAATTTTGTGACGGAATGTATGAATTACAGTTATTGTTGTAAACCTGGAACAATAATGAAAACATTTTATGAATTGTATGATTCAACAGAGGTAGATGATGTAATTACTTATTCTTTAGGATTTCATGGATATTTGGATGTTTTAAAGTCGTTGGTAGAAAAAATACAAACCAAAACTATCCGTAAAGTAAATTATACTACAAAAAATAAATGTAGTTTTAAGGACATCTATCATCCATGCATAAAGGACAAACCAATCAAAAACGACATCGATTTTTCTACAAATAAAATTATTACTGGACCCAACGCTGCCGGTAAAACAACGATATTGAAGTCGGTTATAGTTAATATTTTATTAAGTCAGCGATTTGGATATGGATATTTTAGCAGTGGAGAATTAAATCCATATAAATATTTTCATTGTTACATAAATATTCCAGACAATTGTAGTAGAGATAGCTTGTTTCAATCTGAAGTAAGAAGATGTAAAACAATATTGGATTGTATAAAAAATCAAACAAATGAACGTCATTTCTGTGTATTTGATGAATTATATTCAGGAACGAACCCGTACGAAGCTATTTCTAGCGCTACTTCTTACTTAAAACATATTAATAAATACGATAATGTTTCATTTATTCTGACAACTCATTTTATGAAAATATGTAATTTGTTGAAAAATGAAACAAAAATAGAAAACTGTCATATGAAAACACAACAAAAAGAAGACACCCTGACATATTATTATAAAATGATTTTAGGAATTTCAAAAATAAGAGGAGGCATCTCTGTATTGAAACAATTAAACTATCCAGATAATATTATTAAGATGGCGAAACAAATATTAAACACCATTTAGATTTGATAAAATACCCATTCGTTAAAATTTATGTTTAAATATGTTTGTTGATATTAAAATGTTTAGCAAAGGAGTTGTTTTATCCATCGGATTATCAGTATGTTCTTCTATCCTTATTTATTTATACGTGAAATCAAGGGTTAGTAATTTAGAAAATAAGGTAGAAGCACTATTACAAATTATTCAGTCACACGGTCAACTAAGACCACCAGGTACAGTACAAATGGGAGGGCATCAGCAGTATGATAAAATTGAGGTATCAGACGATGATACTAGCGATGAAGAGAGTGATGAAGAGAGTGATGAAGAAAGCGAAACCGAAGAAAGGAAAGCGGTTGAAATCGTAGACGACGAAGACGAAAATAAAGTTTTAGAGGATGTTAATTTAAATAATGTAGATCAGGAAGTTTCCGAAGAAATGTTGAAATTGGCATCTACTCGAGTACATGAAATCCATGCTATTGAAGAGCACGTTCTCGAGAACGGCGATGATGGATTGGATGATATGGACGATTTAGATGAAGATTTAGAAGAGGAGGAGGAGGAACAAAATACGACCGACGACGTAGACTATTCTAAAATGGGTAAAGTAGAATTAAGAAAATTCTGTGAACAGAAAGGTTTAGACGTTAAAGGAAAAAAGAAAAATGAACTTTTAGAGCTATTAGTTAATAACTAAAATAAGAAATAAGATATACAAAGTATTATTATGATATAAATTATATACCATAATATAAACAAATCTTGTATTATGAAGTATTATGAAGTATTAAATTATGATAATATCAAGTAATAAAATATCATAATATATTATATTAATAATGAGTTGGAGCACATGTTATAAGGGTTCAAATAATATTTATTCTGATTTTCCTGCTATGATGAGTGATGGAAGAGTTCATACCGAACACGATACTTCTTGTGATATCAATAATGAATTGCAAAAAAGCGTTGGAATAAAAAATAATTACGACTATAGACAGTATTTAATCAACAACGGTTTAGATATTATATCTCAAAATACAGAATCGTCTCAGGAAAATTCTAATGTAAAGTTATTCGCTGATATTGCCAATACCAGTAAGTATTTATTTAAAAGTATGACCGATACAAAAAAACCATTTGGTTACGAAGAATCGGATTTAAAAAACTTATATTTGTCTAGAAAACAATTAAATAGTAAAATGACTGCACCGTTTGTAACGCAAGAAGAATTGTTAAAACAGCGTTCGCGCAAATAAGTAATATAAATTATTATAATTTAAGAGAATAAACTATAATAATATAATGAAATTAGTGAGTATTGATGTTGGAATGAAAAATCTGGCATATTGTTTAATGGAAATAAACGACGATGTGGTATTTCAACCAAATAAGATAAATTATGCCATATTAGATTGGAATGTTATAAACTTAACCGACTCTGATAAGTATATTTGCAAATGTTTAACAAAAAACAAAAAAGAATGTAATAAAAAGGCGAAATATTTTAAAAATGCGACTTATTATTGTAAAACACACGCAAAGCAAAGTAATCATAAGGTTCCATCAGATGAAATAAATATTAAAAAGTTAGATAAAAAATTAGTGTCGGATTTAAAACAAATTGTTAAAAAATACAATATTAATGTAGATCCTACTATCAAAAAAGTAACAAAATCAGTATTATTGGATAGTATAAAAAAAGAATTGATAAATAATTATTTAATGCCTGTGACAATTAAGAAAACCAGTTCCATTAGTTTAGTAGAATACGGCATTGCTTTAAAAGAAAAGTTTTCGGATATTTTTAACTATGATGAGATAGACAAAGTTATTATCGAAAATCAAATAGGGCCACTAGCATTAAGAATGAAAACACTACAGGGAATGATAACACAGCATTTTATTGAAAATAATATAAAAGATATTGAAATGATTAACTCTTGTAATAAATTAAAGCAAATGGGTGGTTCTGGAAAGAAAATGTGTTATAGTGAGAGAAAAAAGGCAAGTATAAAATACACCCTAACCGATTTAAATACACATTCCCTTATATCGAAATGGTTCGAACATTTTAACAAACATAAAAAGAAAGACGATCTCGCCGATTGTTATTTACAAGGAAAATGGTTTATATCAACCATGAATAAGGGAAAATCAATTGTAAAATGAATATTGTAATCATATCTATCCTATCCATATGGGTCGTATAATTGATCTAATTTATTTATTTATTTAGTTTATTTAATTAATTAATTAATTTAAAAATAATTAATTAATAGTGCGGACAACTTAAAATTAAAAGTTCTATTTAAAACATAAATATGAGTATTGAACTGAAATTATCAGAAGAAGTTATGCCAGGTCCAATTTTGGAACCAATTGATGGTAGTAGTGGAGGAGGCAGTAAATCCGTTAATTTTGGACCGGGTGCAGAAATGTTAATGAATCCAAGCAAACAAATTAAATCCAATGAACCAAAGGCAGACATGAAACTATCTGATATTAACATTTTAGATGAAATCGACATCGGTGGGGATAAACCAAAAAGTAATTTAAGTAAAGGGGATTTTCTATTAAACTCTGCTTCTAATTTATCAGACAACGCGCCGATTGAATTAAACATTGAATCTCCGTTGGATGATATTAAACCATCTAGTGGACCGTCTTTGATGGGTAATTTAGGAAAAACAGTATCGAATGATGGATTTAAAAGTTTCACTGAAATTCCTGTAAATCCAGAAGTTAAGGTTCCTGTTACCCCAAGACTAACTGGTAAAGAATTATTGAAGGAAAAGTTTAGTTATTTACGAAAATTAGAAGCGATGGAGAAGAAAGGCATTACTCTAAGTAAGAAATATTCGATGGAAAGTAATTTAGATGAAATGAAAGGAGAATATGAGATGATTAAATCTGAAAAGGAGAGGGATAATAGTAAAAAGTTCCAGGCAAAGATGTTAATGGCGTGTGTATCGGGAATAGAATTTTTAAATAATAAGTTCGACCCTTTTGATTTGAAATTGGATGGATGGTCGGAGGCTGTAAATGAAAATATGGATGAGTACGATGAAGTATTCGGCGAATTGCATCAAAAATATGGTGGTAAGACTAAGGTTGCTCCAGAATTGAAACTATTGTTTATGCTAGGAGGAAGTGGATTGATGTTGCATATGACAAATACGATGTTTAAATCTTCTATGCCGGGTATGGATGATATTATGAGACAGAATCCAGAATTGATGCAACAGTTTACCCAAGCGGCAGTAAATACAATGGGAGAAAGTAATCCTGGATTTGGAAACTTTATGTCTGATTTTGCTAGAGGAGGAAACAACAATAGTATGCCTCCTCCACCAGTAATGGCACCGCGCGGTTCTCCACCTGGTCCTACTCCAGAAATGAAGCGAAATCCCCCACGTCAGAGTCAACGAAAGAATGTAAAAATGTCTAGACCCGACCTAGCGGCTGCTAGAGGAGGGTTGAATTTTAATGACGCTGAAAATATGGATTCAAACTATGGTAGTGCGAATTCGCGTGCCGAAATGAAGGGGCCGGGTGATTTAAGAGATATTTTAGCAGGTCTAAAAACAAAAACAATTAACATTAGCGAAGGTAAAAAGGAAGGAAGTACGATTAGTTTACAAGAATTGGAAGAGATCCAATCCACCGATTTGTCTGCCAAAAATAATAAAATTACAAAAAGTAGACGCAAGAAGTCAAATCGTAACGTAGTTAACTTGGGTATCTAATGAGTTAATAATAAATATAGTACAAATATATTACAAATATAGTACAAATATATTACAAATATAATTATATATACACATATAATTATATACAAATGGTATTGGGATTTTTATTGTATGAGGCGGTCGATATGGCTTACCACGCTACAAAATTAACGTTTAATAGCGCTTCCTTTCTTTATAATTGGTATTACGATATTAGTATTCATAACTTAGGTAATAAAGTTCAACATGAAGAAGAACATATTAAATTGTTGGAAGATAGAGTGAAACAACTAGAAACAATGTTGGATATTAGTGGAAATAACATCATTCACACACATCACTGTGATTCTATATAAACATATTAATAATAATTAATATGTTTTAGTGTACTATGTCTAACTAATAAGATTTGTGTTTTTTAGTTTTTCTTTTTTTTGACAAATAGTTCGACTTTTTTCGTGTCATTTTTTTATTTTTATATGTTTTGATTGATTGTCTTTTTCGTCTTGTTTTTCTCCCACCTTTTTGTTTCAAAACCGATTCCAATTCAACCAATTCTCGCTTTAGTTTTGCAATACTATTTTGTTTTTTACCTAACTCTATTTGTTCGTCCACCGATTTTTCTGCTCCTGCTCCTGTTATTTTTTTTTCTAATTCCTTCATTTCTTCTTCTATTTTTTCTATTTCTTCTTTTTTAACTTTAATTTTCTTTGATGTTTGATTAAACGTTTGTTTAATTAAGTTTGTTTCTGATTCATCGGGATCTACGAAAAATCGCTTTTTCTTAAGATGATTCATAATTGTTTTTAATTTATCAAATCGTGAAGGACAATTTAACACTCCAGCATAACTATTTTTAACTTGCTCTGTTAATATTGTTCCTAGTTTCTTTGCAAGAGACGTATCATTCCATTCTTCTTCGGTAATCGTTTTTGACTGAAATAATATTAAATCTACGTAAATATCAATTTCAACATTTTTTCTTTTTGTTTTCTTATTTATGTCTTTAATCTTGATATCAAAAAACTGTCCGGATTTACGTTTTTTAATTGTAGGAGAATGTGAAATAATATAAACATTTTTATTGTTTTGTTTTATCAATTGATTCATATCTTTTACACCCGATTCTGGTTGGTGTTTGGATAATATATAATCCAATATAAACTTATCATTTTTCTTTAACTTGGCTAGAGTATTTTGACTAATAATATTATTGAATTCCTTTAATTTATCTTTAGTATTCAAAATTGTTTCTATGGATTCATCGTAGTGTTCTTTTTCTACAAAACGAAATTTCAACAGTTTTTTTGTGTTTACATTATCCAACGCATCAATCATATCTCCGTATTTTTGTTTGTATTCATTTAACTCCGATGGCTCTATATATGTTTCCAGAGGTTCAAATCGAATTGTATAAAGGTATTTTTTTCTATCGTAATAATTACGTTTGTTTAATGGGTCTTCTTTTACACCCGTTATTTTAGCGAGTAAATTATGATTTGAATGATTTGGATCGTTGTATTTTACAATATCACCTTGTTTTAATTCGGTATATTTATCTACTTCTGCATATTTGTTTGCTTCGGAAAGGGTTTCCACATTTAATATTTTAAGAGGGAAATATTTAGAACCAGAATAGTTGGTTTTGTAAAACCATTTAAATGTGTATTTTGTTTTTGTTTTTACTTTTGATTTTTGCTTCATCATGTTTTGTTCTAACTTTTGAATTGTTTCAATGGAGGCAGGATTCGCTTGTGTTTCAATACTATATGTATTATCATCTGTGTCTTTTACAATTATTTTTCCATTCTTTATCTCAATTTGTTTAATTGTTAATTGAGCGTCATTAATTGTGTATACTATCATAATGTTGATGTCTGTTATTGGATTTAATTTTCGAATATTCTCATGAGAAACTTCTATTTCATCATTTTCATCATCAAAGCGTACTAAAATGTTATTGTTTTCATCTGTTGGTTGAACAAATGTGGCTTTGTGCCAATCAGCATTTTCGTTAGCTGTATAAGTCTCCTTTTTATACGTATCATACGTTACAATATTACTACTATTATTTGAATTCCCTATAGCAAATTTTGTATTAGTTGCTTTGTAATTATCTGGAATATCAAGAGTTTCTTTATACACTAAAACTCTATCTCCTTCGCTTAAGTTTTCAATACGATTTGATGTTATATCATCATATGTAACACCATTACCACCGTTACCTAAAAATAAACTTCGTTCAAAGTAATCATCTATAAGAGAGCCATCTTCGTCTAGCGTCTCATCTGGTTTGTACTCTATTTTTGAAATTATTCCATCAATAGCCTCATTTGGTTCCCTATTTTTTAAAGTAATTATGTTTTTTTCTTTAAAAATGCTTGTTATTGGATTTATTGACATAGTTATATTTTAGTTAGATTATTTAACCAAAATATATTTACATTTCATTTAACTCTGAATAAGTTTTAAAAAGGGAGAGATATTTTAAACAAGCGATTTAAAACTAGTTAAATGCCTTAACATTGCTGTTTTGGATTGCTGTTTTTTTGCTTTATTAATCAACTCTTCTGCTTTCTTAATCTCATCTGGAGTAACTACACCATCTCCATTTAAATCCAACACGTCTTTGTATTTTCTATATTCTATTGGAATAACACAAAAATTACTGTTTTCATTAAATAAAAACTCTGTCAACACAACGAATACAGCGGTAAGAGCAAGCGACATAAGAATATCCCTTGTCCCCATCCATGAAATAGCAAATATAAGTACTTGTCTAGCAACATGATTTTTTAAATATTCTTCTTGAGTTTTACTTAGTTCAATAGTAATATATTTTGAACCAATATTAAGCATAATCATTACTAAACCAGCAAAAAATTTACTGTTATTGAGTGATGCTAAATTTTCATTCATTTTTGTAATCATCTTGTTTAATATAGTTTGATAAAATCTTTTCAGCTATATACTAGTTTTGTTTGTTATATAGGTGATAATACTATTTTATTTAGGAATTGTTTGTAGTAATATTATTTATGCATATTCTTTACTCGAATCTAACGTAGAACGCTCCGCTGATGCTTTAATCTCTCTATCTAAATCAGTAGTATTTGTTGACGTAACTGGTATTTTGAATTTTTTTAACAATTCAGTAAAACCGGTAAATCCTTCCTTATCGTATTTTTTACACTTTTTCTTAGTGCTCTTGATTAATTCAAATCCTTCTTTTCCTTCTTCCACCTCTTCTTCTACATCTTCTTCTATTTCTACATCTTCTACTTCTACTTTACTGGCTTTAGCATCCTTCTTTTTTGATTGTTTAGCGCCTTTCGTTTCCGTATTTTGATTGTCCATTTCTTCTATTTCTTTTTCTTCCATTTCGGCAATCTCGTCATCCTTCGTTTTTTCTTCTTTCTTGCCATCTTTAGACTTTTCTTCAAACCCTTCGACCGTAGATTGGTGTAATAATGTAATCATAATTATTGCTAAAATAACAGCACTAACCTGGTCTACCATTTGGTATACAACAAAGATAATAACCATCCACGATAGTTTTCCCATAGAACTACTAACGCTGTCAATTAAGAAAGCAGGTGTTTTGTAGAATAAAGCGGCCAATACAGATAGTAATACTAGATTTGCATATTTTTTCATTATATATAAATAAAAACAAATAAAAAATAATCTTCTTTTTTTATAAGTATGGCAAGTCAATTAGGATTTTCAGAATTTATGTCTAATAATGATAAAGTAGAACAAAAACCTCCAAAAAGAAGGAATAAAACTATTAAAAAGAAAACGACACCAAGTAAAAAAGCAGTAGAATTCCTAAATTCCATGAGTGATTATAAAACTGAAGAAGAGGACGAAAGTTTAGCAGATTTCAATCCTCCTCCAAATCCAGAATTAACATCTCTCCCCTCTGATAAAAAAGATAATGATGTAGATGCTGCTGTTTCACCAGAGGCATTCAATAATATTAATGTTTCCGATGAAAATATCAAACAATATTACAACAATTATATACCGTACTATGAAAATGCAACAAATGTACCAAACATACACGGATCAAAGGATGATTTAATGAAGAAACTAAATTATATGATTCATTTATTAGAAGAAAACAAAGATGACAAAACGAACAATGTTACCGAAGAATTAATTTTATATATGTTTTTAGGAGTTTTTGTTATTTTTGTAGTAGATAGTTTTGCCAAAGCAGGCAAATATACCAGATAAATAACTTTATATCCAATAATTATTAAATAATAACAATATTCTTAGCACTAACTGGTCTCATTGCATAATTGTACATATAGTAATAATATTTTGAACGATGAAATGGTCGGTGTTTAATTTGTTTTATTAAATGATGAGTGTCCGATATATTTTCCAATAGTAAAATTTTGTATTTATCAATTGTTTTTAAGTAGTCAATTGCTAAATAAAACCCTAATAGAAATTTATCGTTTTCAAGTGATGTCTTGTATTTTATGCAAGCGAAACATTCTATCGACTTATCTCCATCGTATGTAGTGTAAATGTTTTTAAAGAAATAAAAAGCAACCGGTTCTTTCTCTTCTATCAAAGCATAAACATAAATATGCTTTTTTTCGATTAAGTATGTTAAATGTTCGAAATCGTCCATTATTACACACGTAAACGGTCTATCATTTGTGCGTATGCTCTTTGTTAGTTGTCTTTGTAAATCATACAATAAATGTGTTGTGGGTTTTCCTATTAAAATAGAAGTTAAATAGGTTTGAGTAACAACGATGGGTTCAAACAAATCGAGTTTATAAAAGTAAGTATCGTATATTGTAAGGGGTACAAACGGTCGAGAAATACCTTCGTGTTTAAACATGTATACTGCCGTTTTTTCTTGATATCTCTCCCTAACGTAATGATTATAAATAATTTGTCCTGCTATATTTTTACCCCGGTGTTTTTTATTTACACATAAATTATCAACGTATCCAACGTTTAATGTATTGTGTTTTGTATGAAATTGTTTATATGCCGACGTCATACTACCTATTAACAACCCGTATAATCCATCGTAGTAAAGTGATATATTAGATGGCATTTTTCTACATAATAAATGGTCCATTACATCGTTGTTTGTAGGAGTATATTTTTCATAGGATTCAGGCATATAGTGTTCTGTCAAATGTTTTATTAATGTTTCCTTTTCGTCGGGTGTAATGTCTGTAACATTTTTATAATTGATTGTTTTACTTAGTTTGTTGGAGATATTGGGGAGAGATAATTCAATTATTCCCTTAGGGTAAATCAGATTTTTAATGTCGTGGTAGTAAAATATCGGTTGTTTAGACCAAAAAGGATACCTTAGTTTAAAATAAATAATAAAAAATACATAAAACAGTACTATCCCCAACGTTATATATTTAAGTATCATAAATTTATTCATTATATCTTAGTAATCAATAAATTTTAATAATAAACACGAATTATGTTTGATAAAGTAACTATATTCACTCCGGTTTTTGAAGAAAATACAAGTACTGGTATTCGTACTGGCAATCTATCATATTTACGGTCGATTGCATGATGAACCCAACACTTTTTGCTTTTGTTAATATATCTTTTTGAGATTCCATGTATAATATATGTTCGTTTTTACGTGTATTTTTCGTAGCATCGTCCTTGAATGTTTCATAAAAGTAAGAACGGTCATTTTCCGGGTCCGGTACATAACTAGCCTTGTATAAAAAGTCTTTAAATTTAACAACCGATTTTGTAAGTCGTTTTTTGGCATATTTTTGAGCGTTTACTAAAGTGAGAGGGTTAGCAGAGTTTATGATAGGATCAAATTTGTCACGATTTACTAAATGAATAATTAATTTACCACCTGGTTTCAACCACGAAAAACAATTTTTAAAGAATTTTAGTTTATCTTCGATGTTGTAAATTGTAAAGTAAAGACACAAAATGTGTGTAGCGGTGTCGTACTGAAATCTTGAAGAGTCTAACATATCACCAACTTTAAAATCACAATCCGGGTATTCTTGTTTAGCCAATTTAATCATGCTTGGAGATATATCCAATCCGGTTGCTGATATATTTGACTCGTTGTAGTAATTTACATGATGTCCTCTACCACAACCTAGGTCAATTACGTTGGAATTCTTATCTATTTGCCCTATTCGTTTTAATTGAACGACTTCAAAGTCATTTTTCATATCATCATACACTAAATCGTCATAAATAGAACAGTAAAAGTCGTCATACACATCATTGCCCTTTTTAACAATAAAATCACTCGCTTGTTCGAAACCTTCCTTTTTATTAAATACGTAAGACGATACTACAAATGCGACTATTAAAATAATAAGTAACTTTTGCAACATTGGCATTTTAATGAAAAGTTTAGGAACTTTGGCTAATGATTTAAATAATTTATTGAAAAATTTAACAAATGAAATAGTCATATATGTATTATTGGTATTTTTTTTATATGAAATGTAATTAATAATGAATAAAAACGATATTAACGATAAACGTATGCAAAAAGAATTTTCTGGAATAACATTTTCTCAATTTAAAAAAACCGATGTAAAAAAACAACTAATGAATGCTGTTTTGTATAATAAATTAGAAGAAGCATGTTATTGGAGTGCCGAATATATTTGTAGCGGACATTTTATTGATTTATGGGAAATAATTATACTATTAATAGGAAAACATATTCATATCGGAAATCCTAAAATTTCTATTTATTTGGAAATGAGACTTAATTTTTTTAGAGATATGCTAAATAATGGATATTCTGACAATGAAATAAAAATGCGCAACAACCAAAAAATAAGAGAAATGTTCGCTGAAATAATGTGCGTGATGTGTTTATCAAGGAAAAAAAACTCGTTTGATGTTCCAAAAATACCGATGGAAGAATATAATATACTAAGGATTTCTTACAAATTGGAAGCAGATAGTTTAGAATACGGTCAAACAAACGTCCACAAAGAAGATCCAAAAGAACTATTCATAGCAATAAATGAACTTGCTTATAATTTACAGGATAAGATCAAAAACATGACAAAGAGTATTTATTGGGTAGAATGGATATTGGGATTCGAAGCGTTGTCAAAACGAGAAAATAGTTTAATATTCTATGGTGCTCGACGTTCGTATAGCGTTGCTAATCCATTTCAGAAAGATATTATTTGGATAATATGGGATCTATTATTGGCTCAAGCAAAAAAGAAAAGCAAGGGGATGTTTAAAATAATATCTTCGATAAATAAGATATTTTGCTTGAAATATTCTACTGGAACAAAACGAAAACGTAAATATTTGATTTTCTATAGTATTGCCTTATTAACAGAACATGTAAACAACTCAGTTAAGATTATTAAAAACCCCGAATTAATAGAGCAAATTAAGAAAAAGATAAATGTTATTTACAAGCAAATAAAAGTTAATGAAATAAAACCGAAAACGGATTATTTATTTAATAATAGTTATAATTCTGGTAATTTAGAAAAAACCATAGAACGATTGGAAAAAATGAATAGTTTAACCAATTTAATTCCGCGTTCATAAAAAAAAATATTTATTTAGTATATAATGCCTTCATACCGACCAAGATATTACAGTGCTAAACGTGCCGATGACGGTACCACCGGTGGTAACATGAAATCCGGTTCCCCTACCCGTGTAGGTAAGAGTCCATACACCATGCGTTTGATTATCAATCGCGCCGATGATAAATGTGGATGTTAAACAATTGTTGTTAACCTATCGTTATTAACCTATCGTTGTTAACCTATCGTTGTATATTTTACAACAAATATATTATTAAAATACTATATTTGTTATAAGTTTATTTATTTTATATGACCTATTTGTATATGGAAAATAATCTTAGTGATGTTATCACTCCAAGTCTATCATCAGGACCAGATATAAATACAATAGTTTCTTCTCCGTCGAAAAGTCCATGGTTTTATATTAGAATTGTATTTATTATTTTATTTTTGGCGTTGATGGGAATGAATGTATTCACATACTTATCTGATGGAACAGATTTATTTGGCAAATATTTAGGTGTATCGTTGTTGCGCGGTGCTGAAGCAACTAAAGGGGCTTTATCTACAACAACTGTTGGTGGTAAAGTAGCGTTGGATGTAGCAGAAGGAAGTGCTTCTCAAATGATCGATATTCCAGAACAACAAATACGGAAACGATTGAACCAACCAGGTAAAAATAAACCTGTTAGTGGTAGTAGAACTGTAAATGCGTCCAATACAAATATAGCAAACACAAACAAAAATAAGTTTTGTTATATTGGTAGTGAAAATGGAAATAGACGATGTGTAGAAATAGGAAAAGACGACGTTTGTGAATCGGACAAAGTGTTCCCAAGCATGCAAATTTGTATTAATCCTTATTTGCGGTAATTTAAATTTCAACCGAACTTTCTATTTCCTCATCGCTCTCAAAGTCACTATTATGGTATTCCAACGAATAATGTTTGCGCCCCGTAAGTGTATTTATTTTATTACACAAAAACCCTAACGGATTTTTAACATTATCATATACATTTTCAATAAAATCTATATGTTCTCCCATCTTATCACATTGTCCCTTTACATCTTTGTTTAGTATACTTATAATTGTATCTAATTTTTCATGTAACGATTTAATATCTTTCTTTAATTGTTCCAGTGTTTCCTTGTTTTCTATATTTTGATGAATTAACATTGAATTAAACGACATTATTAAACAAATAGTTTACTAAATGGAAGTATTATTTTATACAAAATATAACTCATCCAACCAAATGAAGCAATGCGCATAACCCATAACAATACATTACTATTTTCAAACATATGCTGGATAATATTATTTTGAGGTATAAAGTGTATTAAAATGATAGATAAAACAAATAGAAGACCCTCTAGCATCCATCTTAATGTTGGACGTGATGTTAGTAGTACTAAAAATCCAGTAAACAATATTTTTTCTAATAACCCCCCTTCCATCATAGACAACAACGACATCAGTATTAATGTTGAAGCGGTAATATTTTGTCGAAGTAAAATAAATATCATTAAAATAACAAATGTTTTATGAACGCCATAAATACTCCACGTTTCTTTATCAAAAAATCTAAATGTTAGATTCATATATATATTCTGTTTATATATTATCATAATATGTATGTTATGATAATATGATTGTTTCATTAATATTCAATTAATTACATCGTATTCGTACTTGTATCTGTATCTGTATTTGTATCTGTATCTGTATTTGTATATTACGCATCGTGTGACTTTGGTAAATACCATCGCATAGAAAGGTATGGTGGATTGATAGATAATGAATCACCTCCTGCTGCTTTAAGATTTGCTCCATCTTTTACAATTTTTGCAATTTCCACACCAGTTAGCGACTTACTAAAATATCGAAGATTAGATATTAAACCATCAAACCCAACGCCTTTGGATACATATACATTACCGTAATTTTGTTTTGGGGGAGAACCCTTAAATATATGACGATGTACGATATTATTATTAATATAAACATCCAAATGTTGATGTTTGACACGAATGGTTACGTTGAACCATTTTTGCAATGGAATATTTGGGATCTTGATATCGGTACCTATAGGGTCATCAAAGGTACTCATTAATATGCGTAATTCAGCGTCATTTCTACCTACATTTTGTTTTACATACAATCCCGGTCCATTATTGATTGTAGCGGTTTGATCGTTCTTCATATCAGGACTTCCTTTGTGAAATATATGATGGTATTCAATTTCGCTATCTCTGAGTTTGACAGTTTCTAAAAACAACCATACATTCCAAGTAAATTCTATCCCTCCAGATTCATTTTTAGAACGCATAATTGTAATTGAGTCATCGTATTTTGGATGTTGGCTTATAATAGACGGTTGATTGCCTCGTTTCATACCATTAATTAATATAGGATGGGGGGAAGGCGCAAAAATAGATTGTAATATATTAGTAGCAACTCTTAATAGAAATGTAAAAGCAATTAAAATTAATATTAAAAATGCTATTTTTGCTATTGCCGAATTGGACTCTAAAAAATCAGCAGTACCAGAAACATAACGATTGTTCCTAAATGAATCAAATGCTTCACTCGTTGTTTGTTTTAAATTACCTGCTATTGATGTAACGGATTGCGTAACAGCCGCTCCGGCATTTTTTGCTACATCCGTTGCCTTCCCTAATGGATTTTCAATATTTATATTTTGTATGGGATTTGCTGGCGCTTCATAAGACATTTATATATAGTATTATAAGAAATAAACATATTCATAAAAGTTGAATATTTTTATTTATAATTTATTTTATAATTATTTTATAATTTATTTTACAATTATTTTACAATTTACATCTTAAAGGATTATACTACTCTTTTCCTGATTATCTTGCATAAAAGCAAATTTAAGTTTAAATCGATTAAAGAAATCACCCAACATACCCGAACCATATCCTTCCTTGTATAATTGGTATGCTTCTCTTGTATTAATAGCATTCGAAAAGTAGTTTACTTTGGAAATATAACCGGCAAACCCACTGTCATCATCCCCTTGTCCTGGAGTTAACTCTATATCAGTTCCACCTGCAATACCGGCTGCTACATTTTGCATTATGCTTGTTTTAACCAATTTCCCGTCAATATAAATATCAATCGTATCTCCTGATTTCGTCATTATAAAATGGTTCCATTTTTGCAAAGGTATGCTGTGAACAACAATTTCGTGTGTATCGCTGGTATTATTCTTCTTCATTGCCTGATTTATAGTTACCTTAATATCATTTTGATTTTCTCCTAAACTAATTTTTGGTAAATACAGGTTTTCCCCCTCAACAAAATTTTTTCTCTGTAAAATTATCTTTTCATCACCATATCGGTAATTGAAATCATTTATATAAATCCAAAAACTATACGTGTAATTTGTACTTGTTGGACCAGATAATTTTTTTGATGCGATTATTTGTGAGTTTCCTTTTGCGTTGTGTAAATCTACTAAATTTGTTTTGCTTTTGTCTGCAAATACAGATGTGTAAAATATGTATAATATAATAACAATAATAACTCCAAATATTATTTTTTTAAAGTCCATAATATAATTATTAGTTAGAAAATTATAATCTATTTTTAATAAATTATAATGTATTATTAATACTTTGTGATTTATGATTTTTATTACATTTTAATTAAACTATCGATAATAGGAGGGCTTTTTCTTTTCAATAAGTTGTAATTTGATAAAATTTTATCCTTTGTCAAATAGTTCTTATAGTACAATACATTAGCAATCCCACCACTAATACCATTATCTTGTCCGATGGAAATATCATTGTATGTAAATTTCTCCATTCCTCCTTGAAAACTATTCACAAGTATTCCGTTTACGAAAAGATCATATGTACCGTCAATGTAATTAACTACTATATTATTCCATTTTTGCATTTTTAAATTTGGCATTGTATATTCCTGGCGTGTATCCTTATCGGACCCCAATACAAATTTCAATACACTATAAGGATAATCATACTTTATATTTATCATATTAGCATTTTTATATGTTCTCCTAACCATAACTCCAGCCTCGTTTTGAAATTTTTCTACATCCTGTAAATCATATTTGATATCGCCATTTGACTTATACACAGACTTAACTACAATAGTTCGTTTTGTTTTTCCATCCGTATGCGTGTATTCTACAACGGTTCCTTCAGGGATTTTTCTATATACAGGACAATACATTATTTTTGGACGACCATCAAAATCAATAATATTATTACATTGTTTTACGTTTCCAGATTGCGGATGTATAAATATCCAAAATGAAAGACCGTATGAATAATTCGTTTGACCCGCTACGTTTTTAAATAAATTTATGGTTTCATCTATCTTCTTTGGGGTTGTATTCTTTTTCAATGATACTGGATTCATTTGTAATACAATACTGTCTTTTATATTTACCATAACCCCGGAAAGGTCTGTTTCGTTCCCGTCCTTATCTTTTTTAACCGGTTTTTTGTAAAGCAATCCTTCTTCATTGTCAAATGTTTTTTTTAATTTGGTTATTTGCTGATTTAAACCAATTATTATTTGATTTTTATCTTTAATATATTCCACAAATTTGGGGAGTTGTTTCATACAATCACTAGCATCTATTCCATCTACTTTTTCGCAAAATTCAAGTTCTCTTAACCGATTCATTACTAAATCACCTGATTTATTTGCATTATAAAGATTTGCCAATTCATCCCATGTATCGTTTACACCTTGTTCGTTCATGTATTTGTACTGACCGTGAGATTGTCTAAAAAAATCCTTTTTTATTTTAAATATTTTCTTTTCCATATCTTCGACGTTTTGTTTATTGATTTTTAGTATTTTATTTAAATCATCCGCATTTGATTTGTTATTCGTTAAGCTAAAATAAAAAATACGACTTGCGAATGGTATAAAAAGATACATCGCTATGATAATAAGTTCAATTAATAATATAACATAAACAAATGAAGGTGTAATTTTCATTTGTTCGGTAGTCCAGTTAAAAAACATTGCTACTAAACAAGGAATAATAAATATCAAATTAAAAAGCAATAAAAGTGGCTGGAATTGTTTAATTTTTTCGAAGATTTTACTATTTACGATAAATGTATAAGCAGCAAACATAGCAACTACGCCAAGTATCATCATAGAGGCGGCGCCTGTCATTACAAATGATTTTTCACTGTTAAATGATAATAAAGCAATTATAATAATCGCCAATAATGTGACACAAAGGGGGAGATATGTATTTTTATGTGTTAATATAATGTTCCAAATGTTGCGTAATTGCGGCATAGGACTATCTGCTCCAGCAAAAAATTCACCCTTATTTTTAATACGTATAAAAAAGAAAACAGAGGAAATTAGAGCGAGTAATCCAAATATAACAGCAATTGTTTGATTGCCGATTTTATATGGATTGTTTAGTGCTGTTACAAATGTATAAATTAAAACACCGACTACTATTAAAGAAAAAATACCCATACCGGTTGATAATATATTTAGGCTTTCAAATTGTATTTTAATTTTATCAAGAAATTGTAGAAGGTTCGCCAGATGGAATTTTGAAATAATGTAACTAGCAAATTCGCCTAATTTTCTCCTTGCGGGCTTAATCGTATAGCATAAAGCAACAAGGATTTCTAAACCAATTATCACATGCATTAATTTTTTTCTATTTTTTTTGTCTTCCTCCTCATCTTTTAATATTTTGTCTGATTGCGATTTTTCTGTTTCCGACATTTATATGTTTATATGTTTTATATATTATTTATATTAAATAATCTATAAACCTATCTTGTTTACAATTTATTCATCATTCCTTTCTTCGCATGACAACCTCTACAAACCGCTGCTAAATTACTTACATGATTCGAACCACCGTATTGTAGGTCTATTTTATGATCGACCTCAAATGTAGCGTCCAATTGTTCTCCGCAATATCCACATTTCCAACCTTGTTGAGATGCTACATATTTTTTCTTTGTTTCACTTACACTTCGTTTTGTACTTCCAAATCCAGAATTCATCATACGTTTTGTTTGAGGTGAATTTGTTAAATTTTCAATTACTTTACTAGAATTTGTAAAATCAAATATAGGAGTAATCATATCCCTTGTATTTGGGTCAATTGGTAAATATCTTACTATATTTGACCCGTGATACAGTAGTTTTTTTGAAGATACCGGGTACTTTTTAATAAAAACATACAAACTCAACCCTACAAATCCAATTGTCGCTATCTTAAAATACTTTTTCTTTGTTAGAAACCATTTAGAGTATTCTCCCTCATGATAGGTGTCGAAAATCAATAAAACTGTTATGATAAAAATCCACTTCTCTATTCCCATTATATAAATGGTTATATTTTATATGTATTACTTATTGTATAAATAAGCGGCTATACCACCAATACCCAACACGATAATCATTTGAATAACCTTTCTTTTTAAATTATAATAGTCTTTGTCTTGTTCTTTTGATGGTTTATAAGCATCATAATATTTTTCTAAACTGGTTTGGAAATCTTCTATACCCATATTGTGTTGTTTTTGTATTTTATTGAATATATAATGGACCCATTTCATAAATGATAGTCTTGATTCTAGATATGGAGTTACAGGGTAATTGTCTATTATTCTAATAAAATTATTCCCGAATGGTTCCATTGGTATAAAAAGTGGCAAATTTTGAATAAAATCATAATATTTCTTTTTGGTTACATCATTTGGATGTTTTGGGTAGTTTAATGCCATCGTCTGCAATACAAATTTGACACGTGGCAACCAAACCTCACGGTTTAAACTCATTTATATAGGAAATGATATAAAAATAAAATTATTTTAACATATAGAAGTAATGAATCAAACTAAAAATATATTTTGTACCAATTGTGGAAAAACAGGGCATCATTTTCGGTCCTGTAAAAAACCGGTAACAAGTTCAGGGATTATTTGTTTTCGTAAAAGAAANCATGCTGTAGAATATTTATTAATTTGTAGAAAAGATACATTAGGATTTGTTGAATTTATGCGTGGAAAATANCCTATGTATTATAAATCCTATATTATTAATTTAATAAATGAAATGACAATACAAGAAAAAAACTCNATACTAAACAAACCATTTAATGATTTGTGGTATGAACTATGGGGGGATTTTATAAACACGAAATACTCGACTGAAGGAAAAATATCGAGATCTAAATTCAATCATATAAAAGAGGGCGTGAATATACACAATACTGAATATTATAACCTTAAAGAATTAATTGGATTAAGTGATACTAGTTGGACTGAACCGGAATGGGGATTTCCGAAAGGTAGACGCGAATACAACGAAACAGATGTTGATTGTAGCAAGCGTGAATTTCAAGAAGAAACCGGTATATCTAGTAACAAATTAAATATGATTTTAAATGTAATACCATATGAAGAAACGTTTATGGGTTCAAATTATAAAACATACAAGCATAAATATTATTTAGCTTACATGAAAGATATCGATAATACACAAAATTTTCAGACAACCGAAGTAAGTTGTATGAAGTGGCTAACATTTGACAAGGCTATGAAACATATACGACCTTATAATAGTGAATTGAGAGAAGTGTTAACAAAAGTCGATACATTAATAAGGGAATACGATTTAGTTCAATAAATATATTTGTATCAACATTTAAATATATTTGTGTATGATAGTTTAATCTTATATTTATATATATTAATATGGAGCAAAATTTATATCCACATATTGAATCGCCGGATTTCAATAGAAAAATAACATTAAAAAAAGAATTCGCCAATACTAAAATAAAAGGGTATACGAAGAAAGATTATAAAGAAATAGAAAAATTATCCGATGAATTGTGCAAAGTAAAGGATTTTGAATTAACAAACCATCAACAATTTGTTAGAAACTTTCTATCGTTTGAAACGCCGTATAATAGTTTATTATTGTATCACGGGTTGGGTACGGGTAAAACATGCTCGTCTATTTCTATTTGTGAAGAAACCAGAAAATATATGAAATTAATGGGTTATACAAAAAAGATAATAGTTATTGCAAGTCCTGTAGTTCAAGAGAATTATAAACTTCAATTATTCGACGAACGTAAATTAAAACTGGTGGATGGATATTGGAACATAAAAGCGTGTACTGGTAACAAATTTATAGAAGAAGTAAATCCTATGTTTACAAAAAATATATCACGTGAAAAGGTTATTAAACAAATAAATAAGATTATTAAAAACTGGTATCAGTTTATGGGTTATTTAGAATTTTCTAATTATATCACATCGATTATTAAATCGGCAAATATAAGTTTAACAGACAAGGAATTAAAAGATAAAAATAAAATCGATATAATTGAAAAAGAATTTTCAAACAGAGTGATTGTAATCGATGAAGTTCATAATATTAGAACAGGCGATAAAATGAAGCGCACGTCCGAACATTTTTTGAATTTAGTAAAATACGCAAAGGATACAAAACTAATTTTATTGACGGCAACACCAATGTACAACGACCATCGAGAAATTATTTGGTTGTTAAACTTGATGAATTTAAACGATGGACGGTATATGTTAAAAGAAAAGGATATTTTCGACAAGAAAGGGGAACTTAAAATAAACTCAAAGGGGAGAGAAATAGGGAAGGAAACGTTAATTGAAAAAAGCACAGGATATTTCAGTTATGTCAAAGGCAACAATCCCTTCACATTTCCTTTTCATATTTTTCCAGAAGATAGTGGGAGAGAAGAGTCATTGCAATTATTGCTTTCTCAAAAATCAGGTACATCGGGGGACAATAAATGGAAATATCCAAAAAAACAGATTAATGACTTGGAAATTGATATTCCAATACAATACTTGGATTTATTTATAAATAACATATCTGGAACAATACAAGAAAAAGCATATAACTTATTGATTGAAAAATTAAAAAAAGACAATCCTGTTTTAAAAAAGAAAAACAAGGGTATCCAATACACGGTTATAGACGGACCATTGCAATTATTGAATATGGTTTATCCAACTACCCGTTTATTAGAATCAAATACTATAAAAACTACATCTACATCAATTGATAAAATGTATGGACGCGATGGATTGATGCGACTTATGAAACGTGGTACTAATAAAAGGGGGTATGAATACAAGCAATCAACTGTATCGAACTATGGGCGGATTTTTTCTGAAGATAAAATTAAAACATACAGTAAAAAAATAGGCAATATTATTAGTGAGATTAAGAAATCGAAGGGGATTGTAATGATATATTCACAATTTATAGAAGGTGGATGTGTGCCTATTGCGTTAGCGTTGGAAGAATTGGGATTATCGCGTTCCAACGGTAATAATTTATTTAAACACCAACCAAAAAAACGATTTAAGTTTATAAATGAAAACAAGAAGGCGTTCTATGGAGCATACGCGATGATAACTGGAGATCCAAGTATCTCTCCCAATAATAAAACAGAATTAAAGGAAGCGACGAATGCTAAAAATAAATACGGTGAGTTTGTAAAAGTTATTATTATATCCAAAGCAGGGTCAGAGGGGTTGGATTTTAAAAATGTAAGACAAATGCATTTAATGGAACCATGGTATAATTTAAATCGCACCAAACAAACAATCGGACGAGCCGTGCGTAATTTGAGTCATTGCATGTTACCATTTAAGGAACGAAACGTAGAGATATTCTTGTATGGAACACAGTTGAGTGAAGAGAATGATGCTGAATCGATTGATTTGTATATGTACCGTTTAGCCGAACAAAAGGCTATGAAAATAAATACAATTTCACGGATATTAAAAGAAAATGCGTTGGATTGTGTTTTGAATAAAGACCAATTAACGCAATATAAAAATGAGGTTAATGTAGAATTATCGAGTGGTATTAAATTGGCTAATTTTGATGTTAGGGCGAAGGATTATAGTTTTTCTTGTGAGATAGGCAAATGTAATTACACTTGTTTGTTAAACAAAGACCCTACATTCGATGAAACTAAAATAGACACTTCCACATACAACGATTATTTCATTATTCTTAATTTAGATGTTTTACTTAAGAAAATTAAGTTTATCTTCAGAAATGGTTATGTTTATCACAAACGACAATTGTTTTTATTAATCAATCAGTACAAAAAATATTCAGACGAAGAAATTTATATTGCCCTCGACATATTAATAAACAATAAAAACGAGATTTTAAAAGATATGTTAGATAGACAAGGGAAACTAGTTAATATTGGCGAATATTATATGCTTCAACCACTCGAGTTATACAATAAAAATATTTCTTTGTTTGATAGAATAATGCCGTTGGAATATGAAAACAATAAGATCAAAATGAGTATTCCAAAAATGGTGTATAAGAAAAAAGGAAGCGATAATGCGATATTAGATAATTTAATATCAAACTATAACTATTTGATAGGAAATGAAAATGTTGCAACTACGCCAAATAAATTAGTAATAAAAAAATACAGAAATATTATACAGCAAATTAACAAATATATAGGGTTAGATGTGAATGAATTAGCAATGTATACAATACATCATTTAATAGAAGAATTACCGTATGTGTCAAAGAAGAAAATACTACAATTACACGGTAAACTTACAGATAAGGGTGAAAAACGATTGTTTAAAACATATTTTGATAAATATTTGATTGGTACTTTAGATAAACGTGATGTTGTTGTAATACCAAATGAGAAAAACACGATTCGAAATTACAACTTTTTTATTAAAGAATCCGATGTTAAATGGATTGAAGAAAATAAAAAGTTGTCTGTTTTGATAAAAAAATTAATAACAACATACCAAGTAACGGACTGGAAAACAAAATGGATTTTAAGCGATGGGAAGGAAAAAACAATCCATTTTTACGATACGTTTAGAGAACGAATTGTAAGTAAAATAAAAGAATTGGGAGAGAAATCCAAAAGCAGCGGCAAACAATGTAGTGTGGGTCAAAATAAGAATAATATTAAGAGTAAACTGAAGGAACTTGAAAAACAAATAAATATTAAATTAAATAAAAAGAATGTTTATTCAAAAATAAATAGTTTGAAAGATATGTGTATTGCGATAATGTTGTATTCATATTATTTAACATATAAACACGGTGAAAAATACAATTATAATTTATTGGAAGGGTTTTTGTACGATGTATCTCTCTTACCAAAACTAAACCAGTCGAAATTAGACAAAGACGGCAATACATTGTTTTTAAAATGAGAAAATTGATTTAATAATAATAATATGTTATTGATATAAAAATTTATATTAATACTATATAATGAAATCTATGAAAAATGTCAAAAAAGGTTCCATATATACTAAGTCCATTTTGGTGAGAAAGATACATGTTGATTTTAAACATGTTGATAATTATTTAAAAGAACATATACTGGTTCGTTTAAAAGAAGACTTCGAGGGGAAATGCAGTAAGGAAGGTTATATTAAAAAAAATTCAATAAAAATTGTATCGCATAGTTCTGGTGTAGTTGAAGGAACTAAATTGGTATTTGACGTATCATTTGAATGTTTAATTTGTCATCCAGTGGAGAATATGAAAATTAAATGCCTGGTTAAAAATGTAACTCGAGCAGGTATCCGCGCTATATATTACAAAGAAGAGGAAAACCCTATTGTGTTGTTTATAGCAAGAGAGCATAACATAAAAAACGAACAATTCAATCAGGTGGTTGAAAATGATACAATCGTCGCAAAGGTAATTGGTATCAGATATAAGTTAAACGACGAGCATATATCTATAATAGGAGAGTTGGCGTCTACAAAGAAAAACAAGCGAAATACTACTAAGAAAAAGTATTGATTTGTGACTGTAAACGACGAATCAAAGATAAAAGATAAAAGATAAAAGATAAAAGATAAAAGATAAAAGAATAAATATTTAAACAGATATAAAACTTTTTTAATATATAAGATTATATGATTAGTATGAGCGTTGTAGAAGAGTCAACAGAGGACAAATATACTACAGATCAGTTGAAAACCCTAAAAAAAACGATAGAGAAAAAAAGCACTATGCATCATAAGAAGATTTTAGAAATCATTATGAATAATAATATTAATTTTTCTGAAAATAACAACGGTGTATTTCTATCTTTAAATAAGTTACCTGCTAAAACGATAGCCCAAATTGAAAATTATTTAAAATACATTGACGAACAAGAAGATATGTTAAGTACTATTGAAAACACACAAGATGTATTTGAAAAAGAATACTTTAATAAAACTACATAAAGTCTTTTGTATAAATTATATATCATGAACTATAAGTCAAATAATAATTACAGCACGAATAAACGTTATAACTCGAACAATCGTTATAACTCAAAAAACAATTATCATTCTAACAATCCACGACCAAATAACACAAGACCAAATAATACACGGCATAATAACATAGTTGTTAAACCTTCTGGAAAAGATATAGAAGATTTATTAATAAACATTAATAAATTTTCACTAACAAATAATAACCTAATCAATTCATTTTGTTTTATGGAAGTTAAACCGCGAGAAGTCAAACATGTGGATGAAGTAAAACTTACCAAAAAAAGAAGTGATTATTTTTATCCCCCTATCGAATGCAAAGATACACTGTTTTGGTGTTGGGTACATCATCATTATGGATCTCAAGAATATGAATTAAACAAAAATAATATATATAATTATGAAACCAATCGAAAATTCGAATATGTCAGTAGTATACGAAATAACAAGACATTACTGAAATTGTTAAAATTAAACAGGACAAAGTTAGAAGAAAAATTACTGGATGATAATGGTATTGATTTGGGACTATTTATTTTTATTTGTCTGGTCCATAAATACAACGTTGTATACACGGATAACTATATGTATTATGAATATGTTGATGATTTTAACACTGATTTCATTATGATTCATAAGCGTAATAACAAGTATGGACTGTATATTAAAGATAAGATTACCATCGACCGTTTAGATGATATCAAAAAGGATAAGTGGGTCGTTGAATCTATTATGAAACCTCTTCGTTCTGCTGGTAGTTATAAAGTGGGTGAAATTAAGAATATATGTAAATTGTTGGATATTTCGACTATGAAAACGGAGAAGAAATCCTTTACTAAAAATGAATTGTATGAAAAAATAAAACAATTGATTATGTAAAATTAAGTAATTTACAAAATGTGGATTAAATTGATAAATATAAATTTAATACAAACAATATTAAATTTATATATAATTTATATATATTAATGAGTAAAAATCAATTCTCTACCTCTTTTACAGAGTATTTAAAAATCTATACTTTATCCAATCAATCAACCGATGAATTTGAGTTGCGCTTTGGAACAAACCATAATAATAAAATTACACGAATTGATTTCGATAACGTTATCAAAAAACTTAAAGTAAACAATTACAATTGTGAAACACCAAATGGCCAATATCATTTAAATATACAAAATGAATTTTTAGATGAACGCACCGGCCGACTTCGGATGTCCAATATTAGAACAGAAATAAAAGGACTGATGAATATAAAAAAATACTGTAAGAAAAACACATTTAATTTAGAAATACCTGAACCATACGTATCGTTTCTACAAAAGCAAACGAAAGAGAATAAGGGTAATGTAAGGTTAACTGCGTTGGATAGTAAAGAATACGAATTTCGCGTGAATTATAAATCAGAGAATAGACTGGCTAGTGACTATCCGTTGGTTAGAAATATGATTAACAATTGGAACAACCATAAAAAAACATTTCGTTTAATTAAACGTTTCACATTTAAAAAGGAAGGTCTTCCATTTAAGTTTGATTTAAGTGTATTGCGTACATCAAAATGGAATTATCAAACGCGTAAATATACACCGGAATCTACTATTCAAAAATCCAATTTATTCAAAAACCAGGAGCATTATGAAATAGAAATCGAATTGCTGAACGACGACGCAAAATCCATGATGCACCTAGATTTAAAAAAAGAGCTAAACAAAGCAATCAAACTTATATTATCGGCGTTACAGCAGACGAATTATCCTATCTCTTATACAGAACAAAAGGCTGTAATATTTAATTATGTAAAATTAACCAGCAACAGTAATAATGAAGCGTTGTTTGCTAATGATAAGAGGGGTAATAATATGAGAAAAAACCGTAAAAACTTTGTAGGACCATCCTCTATTACACTAGAAATGGAAAATGCTGCTCCAGGAATGGATGATTTAACTATACCAAACATTCATACTCCATACACAGTAACCGATAAAGCAGACGGACAGCGTAAATTATTGTATGTGGGTCAAAAAGGGAAGATTTATATGATCGACATCAATATGAACGTACAATATACTGGTTTATTAACCAAAGACAACGAGTATTACAATAGTGTATTGGATGGAGAACATATTATCCATGACAAGCACGGTAAGTATTTGAATTTATATATGTGTTTTGATGTATACTTTAAAAAAGGCGAAGACTATAGAGCGTATCCCCTTATTTATCGCGAAAACCTACCATTCGAAGATAAAAAATACAATACTGGACTGTCTAGACTGGAAGTGTTAAACAAATTTATAAAAGGCATGAGTATTTTATCGATTGTAAAAGATAAGAAGCCGACAATGGATATTAAAGTTAAAACATTTTACTCCAATCGCAACGCTAAAAATGAACCTATTAGTTTATTTCGATCGTGTAAAGAATTATTAGATGGTATGGCGGACGGTTCCATGTTTGATTATGAGACAGACGGACTTATATTCACCCCAATTGATAAATCGGTTGGTAGTAGTAAATTAGGAGTGTTGGAACATCAGAAAACCTGGAGGCATAGTTTTAAATGGAAACCACCCCAATACAACACAATTGACTTCCTGGTTATTACAAAAAAAACAGACACCGGTAAAGACACCGTAAAACATATATTTCAGGATGGCGATGATATGTCAACCAATTCACAGATGCTTCAATACAAAACGCTAGAATTACGAGTCGGTTTTAACCAAGGTCAACACGGATTTATTAATCCCTTTCAAGACGTGATAGATGGTAATTTTCCAGAGAACGTATCATACGACAATCGTAATTATAAACCAGTACCATTCTTTCCATCGGAACCTAGTCCAAATTTTAACGTACATTTATGCAATATTCCTGTGATAGACGGAAATATGTTTATTGAAGACAAAACAGAAACGTTTGAAGACAAAACAATTGTGGAATTCAAATACGTTAAAGAGAATGATAAATATTGGCAATGGGTACCAATACGAGTAAGACACGATAAGACGTCTGACTATCGAAGTGGTAATAAGAATTTTGGAAATGCCTATCATGTAGCAAATGGTGTCTGGAAATCCATACACAACCCCATTACAGAATGTATGCTTAGTGGGTCAGAAATGTTTGATTTGGAGAACGGTGAAGTTTACTATAAAGAAGGGGCGTCTAAAACTAACACACGTTCTTTGAGAGATTTTCATAATAAATACGTAAAACATTTGCTTATCAACGGTGCTTCGCGCGGTAAGGAAACTCTGGTCGATATGTCCGTTGGTAGAGGAGGGGATTTATGGAAATGGTATCAATCTGGACTGAATTTTGTGTTGGGTATTGACTTGTCTAAAATGAATTTGGAAAATCGAAAAGATGGTGCTTGTGCAAGGTATTTAAATTTTAAAAGCAAACACCGCAAAGCACCTTCGTGTTTGTTTATCAACGGTGATAGTGGTAGAAACTTACGAAATGGAGACGGTATTTTGGATCCAAAAGGTAAAATGATTATGGATGCGATAATAGGAAATGGAAGTAAGGATAAGGAAGTATTAGGAAAGGTAGTGTACGAAAACCATGGAATTGGTCGAGATGGATTTGATGTAGTATCCAATATGTTTTCAACCCATTACTTCTTTGAAAATATTGAAGTGTTGAACTCGTATCTTAAAAATATATCGGAAAATTGTAAAATAAACGGATATTTTATTGGAACATGTTATGATGGGGCAAAGGTATTTAACCTGTTGAAGGATAAGAAATATGGAGAAAGTGAATATATTATCGAAGACAATAAAAAGGCATGGGAAATAAAGAAACTGTACGAAGAAGATAAATTTCAATCCAACATGGAAGGCGTTGGATTAAAAGTTGATGTATATCAAGAGTCTATTAATAAATCATTCCCTGAATATTTGGTGAATTTTGATTACCTCAAAGAATTATTGGAAATGTATGGATTTTCGCCAATAGACGGCGATGAATGTAAAGATTTCGGATTGTTTACTGGTATAGACTCATTCCAACGGTTATTTACAAAGATGGGAAATGATGTTGAAAACAGTGAAATCAGCAAAAACCAAATAGGAAAAGCATTAAGCATGACCGATAATGAGAAAAAAGTATCATTCTTAAATAACTATTTCATATTTAGAAAGGTTCGAAATGTGGATGCCAGCAATGTCTTTAAAATCCAAATGGAAAAAGCAAACGATACTATGGGTGAAGTAAAGAAACGTATGCAAAAAATGAAAAACGATGGGAGGGTGATTAAGCGAAATGTTGTAAAGTTGAAGCGTAAAATACGATTGGTATAGATGTTAATATGTAAATACAATCATAATTCATATAAATATTTTTTAACAAAATGTACCAAAACAATATAAAATTAATATAATAAATAATATAGAAAAAATACAATGCTATATTATTTATTACCAGATTGTAATCATATTTTGAAATCAGTAAATATAAAATTAAAATTTAAAGTAAAAGACGAGGAAACTGATGTGTTTCTTAGCAAAAGCATCCATAAATATTTAAACAATACAAAGGAATTAATCGATCAAAATTATAAAAAATGGGATAATATTAAAAAATACACCAACCCATATGAGTTTATCCATAGTTGTTTGCCTCATATGAATTATTCTATTGCTAAGGTAAAACCTGTATCTCGAGCATTTTTTAAGTTAATTGAAATATACAAGCATTTCAACATCTTAAACAATTACAACAGTTTAAAAAGTTTTCATTTGGCAGAAGGACCTGGTGGGTTTATAGAGGCTACTGCTTATATGCGCTCTAATCCTTTGGATACATACTATGGTATTACGCTTACAAATGACGATGATTATAGTATTCCAGGGTGGAAAAAAAGCGAACAACTATTTAAAACGTATAAAAATATTATCATTGAAAAGGGAAGAACAGGGAACGGTAATTTATACAATATTGATAATTACAAACATATGGCTACTTATTACAAGAATAGTATGAATGTTATTACGGCGGACGGTGGGTTTGATTTTTCAGGCGATTTCAGTAAACAGGAAAACAACGCGTTTCGATTGCTTTTTACGCAAATTGCTTATGCTATTGTAATGCAAAAATACAACGGTGTTTTCATATTGAAGATATTTGATGTGTTTTTGAAAAGTACAACTCAGTTGATTTATTTGTTAAACTGTTTTTATAAAAAGGTGTATATTGTAAAACCAAATACAAGCAGGCATGCCAATAGTGAGAAATATTTAGTGTGTAAATATTTCAAGTTTAGTGATACATCATCCATATACAATAGGTTTCATGACATTTTATTTGTATTGGATAATATGGACTTTGACAAATACGAGATAGCCAGTATTTTGGACGTTGAGTTGAATACCTACTATTTAAGTAGATTAAATGAGATAAATTCTATATTTACACAACAGCAAATTGAAAATATACTTAACACTATTAAAATAATACATTATCAAGATAAATCAAAAGATAAAATAGAATTAATGAAAAATCAAAATATTAAAAAGTGTATACGATGGTGTATAGAACATAATATTCCTTACTACAATAATTACACGCCGACCAATATATTTTTGGCGAATAAAAGTTGAAATAAGTTGAGTTTACCAGAACCACCCGAATCATTTATATAAAATTGATTAAAATTGATTAAAATTCTACACTTATTATTATTTATTAAATAAAAATAAGTAACCAAAATGAGTTGTATATTAAAAGAAACTATGATGCAAATGAAATATAGGACCTGTTTTAGTAGTATAAGCCAGAATGGGTATAAATTGGATATCCTTAAAAGTGGAATGCAGAAATATTTAAGGAGAAAGCAATTTGATGATATGGTCTGGTGTGCTTATGAAATATATAAGTTTGAACTGTATGCCTCTAGTGAGAAACAGCAGAAGACCTGTAAGGCTATAATTACTAATCTTATTAATAGGATTATAGTAATGATGGATGAAGAGTTACTGTTTGCTGAAGCCGAACGATATATTGTTTTAAGGGAAATGATTGAAAAGTTTCAGGAGAACAGGAAAAGTTCTGGCGAAACTCTTATACTAATGTGTAAGTGTTTGGTAGAAGGTCGTATTTCCAGAAGAAATAGTGACCTTAGAAGTTGGTGGAGTCACCGTATTATTAATGAGGACAGTGGATTGGAGGATACTGTTTATTTTGGAAGATTTGTGGATTGTTTTGAGAGAAAAGATGACGAATGTTTTAAATGGATGTTTAAAATATTTAAGGGAGAGAAAAAAGGAGATACTGTAAGGTATAGGAGAAAAGATAATATTTATATGGTATGGGAATATTTGTTTGATACTGAGGTAGTAAAGGCAAATTCTGTATATAAGAAGGTGATGGATTATAAATTAAATGAATTCTTTAAATTAGGAAGAGGAGAAAGGTTTATGTTCCTGTGTTCTTGTATTGATATGGCAATGAAGTGTAGTACTCCAGAAGACAATAGTCAGGCTTTACTAAGTAGTTTACGAGAATTATATGGATCAGGACGATGTATCGACGCTGATTTGTTGAAGAAATGTAATGAGTATATGCAGATTGATGCCTACTGTATTGATATGCATACTAGCCAAGGCCGCAAGATGGGTAAAAATAAAGCAGATTTTGCAAAAGAAGGGTGTGTAGTAGCAGATGAAGATAAGGAATTTTATGTAAAAGAATGGAGAGACTACTATATTCAAGAGAAACTAGACAACCCTATTAAGATTAGAAAAAAGAAGTCCCTTAAAAACAAAAAAACAAAGAAAAAAGAAGAAAATAAAAAAGAAAATAAAAAAGAAGAAAACAGAAAAGAAAATAAAAAAGAAGAAAATAAAAAAGAAAATAAAAAAGAAGAAAACAGAAAAGAAAATAAAAAAGGAATGGATAAATTTGTAGTTAGGGTGAAAAGTGTAAAGGCAAAATCAGTTAGCCAGTTGAAAAGAGAGGAGAAGACTAAAATGATTAAAAAAATGAGACCGACTCCTGTCTTTAGTGAGTTAGAAGATAAGTTGCCAAAAAAGATGTGGCTATGGATGGATAGTAAGTTGAAATTGTGTGGGAATACAACCTGTGGAAATAAGGTAATGTGTTTTAAATATAAGGATACAATTTGGAAGGAGTCCAGGAAGAGTATGAACTATAATAGGGACTATTGTGTATTGGATAAATGCAAACCCTTATTTGGACTGAATAGTATTGGAATGAAAAGAATATTGTCTGATTTTAGGGTAGAAAAGATATCTAAAGAAACAAAATATTGGGCCGATAATTGGGAAGTGACGGTGAATGGTGAAAAAGAAGGTGATGTGGTCTATTGTGTAATGGATGAGATTACTCCAGGGACAGAGGTCGGAAAAATGAAGGCCGAATTACTTAATGACAGGAGATTACTCAAGGAATTTGCTAAGATTGGAATAGTAAGGGGTATATTTAGAGTGAGTGATTTTAATGGTAGAAATGTTTTGGTGAAGGAGGTAAATGGGAGGAAAGAATTGGTAAGTATTGATGAGGGAGATATTGGTAAAAGAGTTGATATAATTGGTAGAAAAAATAGGTGGCTTATGAATGCTTTGAATAAGGATAA